AGGTACTTCATCAATGGTTCCGTTTTTTGATCGTTTTGAAAATCAACTTGCCGGATGGACCTGCACTTTAGATGTTTTAGTTTATAACGATATTTTAATTTGCTAAAATGAACACGAAGAGATTAGAAGCTGTTTTAAGCACTTTTGCTAGCAATGTGGTACAAGAGGCTAAGAACAACCTTAAAAGTGACGTAAACAAGTACGGACAGAACAAAGCAGGGGGTGATTTGTATAATACAATGACCTATAATGTACAAACTGAAAAAGATTTTTTTTTAATTGACTTTTTAATGGAGCCTTACGGTAAATTTGTAGACAAAGGAGTTCAAGGAAAAACTTCGACTTATCCGGCTTCAGCACTTTCTGATTTTCGTTATGGAAGTGGAACAGGTCCAAAAGGTGGGTTGAAAAAAGGAGTTACCGAATGGCTTAATAAAAAGAAATTTCAATGGCGTACAGAGTTGGGTCGATTTATGTCTTACGAAACAATGTCGTGGTTAATTGCTAGGAGCATTTACAATAAAGGTATTGAAGCAAACCATTTTTTCACTAAACCTTTTGATCAACTTTTAGAAGATTTACCAAAAGAAATGGTAGAGGGTTTTTTCTTAGACGTAGAAGACGCAATAATATTAGGAACAAAAAAATAAACAATGGCAAATATAGCATTAAGAAGTCCACAGTATAAAACCAAGTCTACATCGGCATCTGCTAATTCAATACAATTAACTTTAACAATTGATGGAACTCTAAGGTACACGGTAAATAAAAATAGAGCAACGGTTTTAAATGGTGTGTTTGAAATAGCTGAATTGTGCAGGGATTACTTGACAATAAGTTATAGTTCTAATAACTTTCCCCAAAAAATAAATATTACTACAACCCTGACTGCTTATACAGGTTTAAATGGAGAGGGTAGTGTAGTCGGCAGCCCTACTGTTTTTACAGATGTTGGGTGGGAAGCTTATGGCCTTTATATTGACGGTGCTAATCCTGTAAACCCTGTAAATACTTTTCTAGGTACTTGGTTAATTGCACCAATAAAATCAGAATCTTATTTCGTTAGAGATTTTGAAATATTTGTACCTATTGGCGAGGGTGGTTTTATTTCAGGAATGAATGGTGGAGGTGTTAGTTCTTCTTATGCTTACACTTCAGCATCGACAAGTATTTCGGCAGGTTCTGCTATTAGTGAAGATTTAAAAATAACTCGCATAAATTGCAGTAAATACGGAAACGGAAGAAAGATAAATTTTATTAATAAATACGGTGTAGCGCAAGACCTTTGGTTTTCTTTAAAAGAAGTTCAAAAACTTAGCAGAAAAAACGAAACGTATCAATCAAACACAATTCGTTTTGATGACCCTGACCCATATTACATAGTAAATGATGCACCTGTAAAAACCTTTAATACACAGGCTAAAAAATCTTATACTTTAAATTCAGGTTATTATCCTGAAGGTGCGGTTGAATATTTTGAACAGTTACTTTTAAGTGAGTACGTTTGGATGGTAGTTTACAATAAGAGAAATCCTGCATCAGAAATTGTAATACCTGTACGTGTTAAGTCTTCAAATATAGAATTAAAAAAATCTATAAATGACAAGTTAATAAATTACACAATTGAATTTGAAGATGCGTTTGATTACATAAATAACATACGATAACATAGAAATAACATAGATGCAAAAATTACAATTGTATATTGAGGGGCAAAGGTTGGATTTATTCAAAGATGAAAGCGTTTCGTTAACAGAAACAATTCAAAATGTCAAAGATGTTTCTAAGATTTTTACATCGTTTACAAAAACATTTTCGCTGCCTGCAAGTAAGGTAAATAATAAGATTTTTAAACACTATTATAATTTTGATATTGTAGGGGGGTTTGATGCGAGAATTAAAAAAGATGGTAGAATAGAATTAAATACAATTCCATATAAAACAGGTAGAATAAAACTCGAAGGCGTTGAATTAAAAAACAATGTTGCTCATACTTATAATATTACTTTCTTTGGTAATACGGTAGAATTACCTGATATTTTAGGCGAAGATAAATTAGGTTCTTTATTTTTTTCAAGTTCAGATTATAGCATACCTTATACATCTGCAAACATAAAATCATATATGGGTGAGGTTGGTGACAGTAAGATCATAGCGCCATTAATTACTCATACGGATGGAATTTATTATAATTCAGGTGAAGACGTAGCAGGAACTAATAATGTTAGTTTTAGTAATGGAGTGGTTAAGGGGCTTAAATGGGACCAATTAAAATTTGCTATTAGATTGTATGAATTAATCTTAGAGATTGAGGCAAAGTATAACATTGCAGAGGGTTACTCGACTAACATAGTTTTTTCAAGAGATTTTTTCAATGTATCAAATCCTAGTTTTTACAACTTATATATGTGGTTACATCGTAAAAGTGGAGCAGTACAACCTGCGCAACAGGTGGCGTCTATTACAAGTCAAGTTGCTTTTGCAACACCTTCTCCGGCGAATGCTCATTTAATATCAACGGGCGCTAATATTATTACTCCTGCTGATATGTTAACCTATCCTAATAGAGTTATAACTAATAGCCTAAGTTTTACAACTACAAGTAGTACAGCTTATGTAGTAAATGTAACTTTAAACGGAAGCCCGTATTGGCAATCAACAAGTGCTTCAGGAAACCAAACTTTTACAAATCAATTTGCTTTAGTAGGAAACGGAGTTTTTAATATTTTTGTTACAGCAGCGGCATCTATTTCTTTCACAAATGTGGAATGGGAGTTTGACGGGGTTTATTATTTTGTTCAAGGTGGTAGCGCAAGTTTTTACACAGATACAGTAACTACAACTTCTTTTCAGATTACAAACGATTTTGATTTTTTAGTAAAAGAACAAATACCTGATGTTACTATAATGTCATTTCTTACAGGGCTGTTTAAAATGTTTAATTTAGTGGCTTATGTAGATGAAATAGGGACAATAGTAGTGAGACCTTTAGAGGCAGATAGTTCTTCTGTCTATGGAGCAGCAGGGAATTTATCGTATTATACAGATTCAGATATTAGCGGAAATGATGCACCGATAAATTATAATATTTCTTCATTTATTGATACTAATAAAAACAAAGTAAACGTAGCTTTACCTTACAATGAAATTGTTTATGGATATGAGGGTACAGGTAGTATTTTAGCTAAACAACATAATCAATTAGCAGGTAGCAATTGGGGAGCGTTAAGTTATTCAGGTGACCCACAAGGTCAAACAGGGGGTGTGAATTATAATGCTTCTACCGAGATTTATAAAGTTTTAGTACCATTTGAGCATTTTAAATACGAAAGGTTAATTAACGTCACAGGTAGCGTTGACACAACAATTCAATGGGGTTATTCTGTAAATGAAAATCAACAACCATACATAGGGAAACCTTTAATTTTTTACGCTATATATAGAATCGGAGGAATGACTCCAATTTCATTGGTTACAAGTGCAACTACTGTTACTCAGGTATTAGGATATACGATACCATCAAATAGTATATATATAAGTGCGCAATATCAGGGCAGAGAAAACATAAATTTCAATAATGAAATAAACGAATACACTAGAACAAATGAGTTTAGCGACACTTTATTTTCAGCCTATCATTCTCCATATATTATAGATGTTTTTAACTCTAGCAGGAGAATAACCAAGGTAACATCATATTTACCGTTAAGAATATTATTTGATTTTAAACTAAATGATACTTTTGAAATAAACTCACAAAAATATATTATTAACTCAATCACTACAAATCTACAAAGTGGAAAAAGTGATATGGAATTATTAAACAAGGTATGATAAAAAATATATTAGATTTACTAAAGATTGCAAACGGAGAGACTGAGAATATTAAAATTGCTCAGGGAAAATACGGATTACCAACAAATGTAAAAGACGCTTTTAAAAAGATTAAAAACAATATCAAATGGTAGAAAAAGATTACACGGTAAAAGTTTCCACGGCGGATGCAGTCAAAAATGTTGACAAACTTACAAAGGCTGTAGAAGAACAAAATGATGAATTGCTGATAATGGAAGGGAAATTATTGGATGCGGAAAGGGCTTTATCAAAATTAGGTCCTAAACAATTAAACCGTATTAAAGATACTAAAGATTATATTAAGCAATTAAAGCAAAAAATAACACTAGAAAAAAAAGGTGCTAAATTACTTTCTGCTTCACAAAAAAAGGCTACAAGAGATTTAGTAAATGCTAAAAAAGCTAGTGTAGATTATTCAGGAGTTGTTGGAAAATTAGATGCTCAAACCGGGGGTCTAATTTCAGGATTTAGCGGAATGGTAAAGGGGTTGAAAAATGCAACCAAAGGTTTTAAGACAATGAAACTTGCAATAATTTCTACCGGCCTAGGTGCTTTAGTTGTTGTTATGGGGGCTTTATACGCTGCTTTTACAAGTTCAGAAGAGGGCCAAAAAAAGTGGGCCGCAGTTATGGAAGTTGTTGGGGCGGTTGTTTCTGTTTTTAAAGATAGGTTAGCTGCTTTAGGAAGTGGTTTAATTAGCTTATTTACGGAGCCTATTGAAACTTTAAAAGGTTTTGGTAAAAGTATAAAGGAATTTGTAATGGATAAGGTAGAACAGGCCGTTGAAGGTTTAGGCTTTATGGGTTCTGCAATATCAAAATTATTTAAAGGTAATCTTACAGGGGCCTTAAATGATGCTTCAAAAGGTGTTTTACAATTAAACAGGGCTTTGAATCCTGCGGTAATGATCGTAGAGGCAATGGTTGAAGGAACAAAAAAATTAGTAACAGAACTTACAAAGGAAGCCAAGGTTGCGCTAATGATTGCAGCAGACAAAAAAAAGGCCCATAAAATTGAAAATGAATTAATTACAGAAAGAGCAATTGCAGAAAGAGACAGGCAGTCACTTTTAGATAAGGCAGCAAAAAAAGACATTTATTCTGCAGCACAAAGAATTAAATTTTTAGAAGAAGCAGGAAAAGTTGAAGATAAAATTAATGAAAAACAAATAAAACTTGCAAAATTAAAACTTAAAACACAACAAGATTTAAACGAACAAGGTTTAAGTGATAAAAAAGATATTAAAGCAGAACTTGAATTAAAGGCGCAATTGATAAACTTAGAGACTCAAAGGCTTGTAAAAGCTAAACAGCTTTCTAGTCAATTAGTATCAGTTAGAAAAGAAGAGGCTGCAAGAATACAACAAATAGATGATGAGGCAGATGCGAAAGCGTTAGCAATTCAAGATTTTAAAGATAGTCTTAGAATAAAAGACAAAGAAAATAAATTTGCTGATATTGAGGCAGAAAGAGAAGACAGGATTAAGGAATTAGAAGAACTAAGGGTTAGCAAAACACTAAAAGAACAAATGCTTTTAGATATTGAAGCCTCTTTTAAGGAAAAGAAAAAGGTAATTGAAGATGAGGCAAAAGTAATTGAAGATGAAAAACTCGCTGCTTTTTTAGAAAAAGAAACAGAGGAAAAAGAAATTGCTTTAGAAGATGAAAAACAGGCTGCTTTAGATAAGGCAAAAAGGCTAGGCGCGTCCAAAAAACAACTGCTTCAGATTGAAACCAATTATGTTAATCAGATTGCAGATGCAGAAGATGCAGCTAATGATGCAAAATTAGAGATGGCTAAAAAAACCCTAGGTGGAATTGCGGCTGCTTTAGGTGAAAACTCAAAAGCAGGTAAGGCAGCAGCGGCTGCTTCAGCATTAATAAATACCTATCAGGGTATAACCGCCGAATTGGCTACAAAAACGGCAACACCTTTTGGTTTTGCAATGAAGTTGGTAAATATAGCTACAACTGCCGCTATTGGTTTTAAATCTGTGAAAAGTATTTTAGCAACAAACCCATCTTCAGGAGGTGGAAACGCTACTAATCCGGGGGCCGGTGCTGCGATGGCTACAGCAGAACCTGTACCTCCGCAACCGCCTGCTTTTAATGTGGTGGGGGCAAGTGATACTAATCAATTGGCCGATGCAATAGGAGGCCAAGCACAGCAACCTGTTCAGGCTTTTGTTGTTTCAGGTGACGTTACAACGGCTCAAAGTCTAGAAAGAAACATTATACAGGGAGCAACAATTGGGTAACAAATACAAAAATAAGTTTTAAATACGTTATAATGATATGCAAATAATAGAATTAGTTTTAGACGAAGAAAATGAAGATGCAGGAATTGACTGTATAGCAATTGTAGAAAATCCGGCCATTGAGTCCAATTTTGTTGCTTTAAAAAAGCAGGAATCTATACAACTTGCTGAAGTTGATAAAGAAAAAAGGTTATTAATGGGCGCATTATTAATCCCAAATAAACCAATTTATAGAAATGGCCCGGACGGAGAAGAATATTATATTTTTTTCAGTAAAGAAACTATTGCAAAGGCTTCACAAATGTACTTGCAAAATGGCAATCAATCAAATTCAAATATAGAACACGGAGAAAAAGATTTACAAGGTTTGACTTTAGTTGAAACTTGGTTGGTGGCCGATGAAAAAATGGACAAATCTAGAGTTTACGGAATCGATGTTCCTGTAGGTACTTGGATGGGGGCCGTTAAAGTCAATAATGAGGAAGTTTGGAATAATTATGTGAAAACGGGTAAGGTAAAGGCTTTTAGTATTGAAGGATATTTCATTGATAAAATGGAACAGAAATCAAAAGTAAAAGAGGACCTAGAATTATCTGAAGATTTAATGATTGACAAAATAAAAGACATTTTAAATAAAAAAAATTAATGGGTCAAGAAAAAAGAAAACCGGGTTTTATACCAAGTAGAACATCACCCACTAATAGCGGCAGGGCCTGTCTTTGTTGGGACACAAACACTTATTCTAGAAAATGTTGTGATGGCTCTATTCAAGCGCAAGGCATTGGAGTTATATCTAGAACAGACTGAAAATACAAAATCTAAATTAAAAACCGTTATATTAATAATTATGAAAAGTAAATTAAATCAAATTAAAGAACTTCTAAACATTCAGGTTAAACTTGAAGAAATGAAGTTAGAAAATGGTACTATAGTTAGTGCAGATTCTTTTGAAAAGGACAGCGAATTATTTATCGTTACCGATGATCAACAAGTTGCTATGCCTGTGGGAGAATATATTCTTGAGGATGGCCGTTTATTAGTTGTTTCTGAAGAAGGTATTATTGCAGACATTAGAGACGTTGCAGACGAAGCTACACCTAAAGAGGGTGAAGAAGTTACCGAAGACCTAGAAGAAAAAGAAAATTACGAAGGGGACCATCCGGAAGACGAAAAGAAAGAAGACGAAAAGGAATTGGAAGAAGAAGCAGATGTTGCAGATTGGAAGGGTATGGAAAAAAGGATCCAAAATCTTGAAGATGCAATTGCTGATTTAAAAGGTGATAAAGAATCTAAAATGGAAGAAATGCCGGAAGAGCCTAAAGTTGGTGAAGAGGTAAACGTTTTAAAGTCTAGAACCGTAAAAGAAGAATTTTCTGAAGTTTTAGAGCCTGCAGTTTCTTCAATTAAAGCAAACCCTGAATCTAAATCTGTTCAAAAGAAAAAAGTTGAATTTGTACACAATAAAATGGGTGCAACTACAATGGATAAAATATTACACAGATTAGCCAATAAATAATATAAACAGTAAAATAAAAATAAAAATGAGTAATTTAAAAAATGTAAAATTAGCAACAGCTACAAATATTACTACAACTTATGCAGGAGAATTTGCAGGTGAGTATATTGCAGCGGCTTTATTATCTGCATCAACTATTGATGACGGAGGATTAACTGTAAAAGCAAACATCGCTTTCAAAGAAGTAATTAAGAAATTAGCTACAGGTGCTTTAGTTCAAGCAGCGGCTTGTGACTTTTCACCAAACAGTTCTGTAACTTTAACTGAAAGAATAATTCAACCGGTAGAGTTGATGGTTAACCTTCAATTATGTAAATATGATTTCGTGAACGATTGGGAAAGTCAATCAATGGGCTTCGGTTTAGGTCAAACTTTACCTCCTAAGTTTTCTGACTTTATGATTGCACACGTTGCATCAGAGGTTGCACAAAATACTGAGTTTAATATTTGGCAAGGTGATACAGCAGCAGCTACAAACAATTCTTTTGATGGTTTTGAAAAATTAATCGCAACGGCAGTAGCAGCAGGAGATGTTCCGGCAGCACAGGCAATTGGTGGTGGTGTAGCTTTAACGGCTTTAAATATTATTGAAAAATTATCTGACGTTGTAACGGCAATTCCTGCACAACTTTATGGTAAAGAAGATTTGTTTATTTACATCGGAAGCAAAGCAGCTAAATTATACGTTCAGGCGTTAGGTGGATTTGCAGCAAATGGTTTAGGAGCAAATGGTGTTTCTAATATGGGTACGCAATGGTGGAACAATGGTTCTTTAACTGTAAATGGTGTAAAAATATTTGTTGGTCAAGGATTATCTGACGATAAAATGTATGCAGCACAACGTTCTAATTTATATTTCGGAACAGGTTTGTTAAATTCGACACAAGAAGTTAAGGTCTTGGATATGAGCGATTTAGATGCATCAAATAACGCGAGAATCGTTATGAGGTTTACAAGTGCAGTTCAATTTGGAATCGCTTCTGATATTGTTTCTTATACTTAGAATTAATTAATATTAAAAACAGGGTAGGTGGTTCGTCTACTTACCCTTTTTTTATTCAATACAACTTGTTGAAAATCAACAGTTTAACTAAAAAAAAATAAAAATTATGGCTTGTTTATTAACTACCGGTAGAAAAATTCCTTGTAAAAGTGGATTTGGAGGTATTAAAACCGTTTATTTTGCGGATTATGGCACAATTGCCTCAATAACACTTGACGCAGACAATTTAGCAACTATTGTTAATGGTTCACCTGCACCTGTTTGGTTTGAATATAATGTTAAAGGGGCTTCTAGTCTTGAAACTACTGTTACCTCTAGTAGAGATAATGGTACGACATTTTATACCCAAACATTAAATTTAACATTAACTTTCTTAGACTCTAAAACGCAAGCAGAATTGCAATTACTTGCAGTATCTAGACCTTATGCGGTAGTTGAGGACTACTACGGTAACAACTTCCTTTTGGGCCTTGAAAATGGTATGGAATTAACGGGGGGAACAGTAGTGACAGGAGCAGCTGCAGGAGATTTAACAGGTTTCACTTTGACGTTCGAAGGAATGGAAGAAAGAGCGCCTTATTTCTTAGCGGCAGCAGTTACGCCTTCAACAGATTTAATTGACCCAACACCTGCCGGAGTACCTGCTTAAAAAGCAATGTATTCTTTTAAATAAAAAAGCATCCAAATATGGGTGCTTTTTTTTTTGCTTATTGATTTTACAAATTGCTTGTTTTTTACCGTTATATAAGTAATGATTATATTAAAGACATCAACAACGGCACAAACAATATCAGTAATTCCAAGAGAATACTCGGATTCGTTTACTATGACTATCAGAGATGACAGTACCAATGTTACTAAACAATATGATATAACAGGTGCTACAACCTCGAATAATTACTTAAATTTTGACAATATATTTAATCCTGTCTTAGTTAAAAATCATTACTTTGACTTAAAACTTTATATTAATTATAATTTTTGGAATACAAATTACAGTTTTTGGAATTTTTATGAGGTTAAATGGAACACAGACGATGGCCAAAATATAGATATTTACAATGACAAAATTTTCTGTACAGACCAAGACATAAACCAATTAAATGGCAATGATCACTATCAATTAAATAAAGGCGAATACGTACATTATAACGGATTTGATAATACATACCAAGTACCATAAATATGGAAGATAAAAGACTAAGGAATAACAAAGGTCAATTTAAAAAGGCTTCAAAAAGTTCAGAATTTGGATTTGTTAATTTAAGCACTTACACAAGCCCCGAAATTGTGGAGGTAAAAGGTGAGGATTGGATTCGTTACGGTAGTGATAACAACTATTTTCAGTTTTTAATCGATAGATTTAATGGCAGCCCAACAAATAATGCTGCAATTACCGGAATTTCTCAGGCTATCTACGGTAAGGGATTAAACGCCACAGATTCTAGTAGAAGACCAAATGAGTATGCTCAAATGGTTTCGATATTTAAAAAAGATGACGTTAGAAAACTTTGCTATGACTTGAAATTAATGGGTCAATGTGCAATACAAATAATTTACACTAAAGACAGAAAAAAAATAGCAAAAGTAGAACATTTCCCAATTGAAACACTTAGGGCTGAAAGAGCCAATAAAGATGGTGAAATAGAGGCTTACTATTATTTTGCAGATTGGCCAAATATAAAAAAGTCAGATACACCATTAAGAATACCTGCTTTTGGAACATCAAAAGAAAGTATTGAAATGCTATACGTAAAACCTTACAAATCAGGATTTTACTACTATTCTCCGGTAGATTATCAGGGTTGTTTACAATATGCTGAATTAGAAGAAGAGGTATCGAATTACCATATCAACAATATACGCTCAGGTTTAAGCCCTAGTATGCTTATAAATTTCAACAACGGAACACCAAACGAGCAGGAAAGACAATTAATCGAACAAAAAATAGCGGATAAATTCGCCGGGACCAACAATGCCGGAAAATTCATCATTGCTTTTAACGATTCTAAAGAAAGTCAGGCAGAAATTACACCGGTACAATTATCCGATGCGCATAACCAATATCAATTTTTAAGTTCTGAATGTTCTTTAAAAATACAGGTGGGCCACAGGATCGTTTCTAGTTTTTTACTAGGAATACCAACAGCAACAGGTTTTTCTTCAAATGCAGATGAGATTAAAGTATCTTCTCAATTAATGGATAATACCGTTATTAGACCTTTTCAGGAACTTTTAATAGATTCCTTTGATATCATACTCGCTTACAATAATGTTGCCTTAAACCTGTACTTTACGACCTTACAGCCCCTAGAATTTACTGAAGTAGACAGTAGTATTCAGGATAAAGAAACTATTGAAGAAGAAACGGGTGTTGAAATGGCAAAGTTAAGTTTAAATAAAATTGACGGTCAAGAGGTTTATAAAACAAAAGAAGAGGCTATTGCACAGGCAAAATTAATTGGATGCGAAGGTTTTCACGAAATGGAAATTGAAGGCGATATTTATTTTATGCCTTGTGAAAATCATACAGAATTAAAGGCACCTTGTTGGGACGGTTACGAACAAATAGGCACAAAAGAAAAAGATGGTAAAGAAGTACCAAATTGTGTACCATTATCAAAAGAATCTTTGTCTAGAACAGAAGAACATAGTTGTTCATTATCTAGCGATAAAACTCAATTTCTTTTAGGTTCTTTATCTTCTACCGGTAATAAAATTGGTGAAGATTGGATTCAGGTTGACGAATTGGAAGAAGAATCTAATTTATCAAATGAAGATTGGGCCAATTATTTAATACAGGAAAAACCAAAAAGTACTTTAAATAAAATAAAAGATGTTTTAGGTTTAAATCAAGATTACGTAACTAGCAAAAATAACGGGTCCGCTTATTCAGATATTGATTCTAAAAATGGGCTTTATAAGATAAGATATAAATATGCTTTAGGGGCTTCAAAAGGGAAAAATACTAGAGACTTTTGTTCTAATATGATGGATATGTCAGATGCCGGGATGGTTTGGAGAATTGAAGATATTGACCAAGCAAGCAGAGGTGATGTTAATGTAGAATTTAGACATAAGCCAAGTATTGAGTATAATATTTTTGAACTAAAAGGCGGTATTTATTGCCATCACAAATGGAAAAGAGTATTGTATCGAAAAGAATCGAATACTGAAGTTTCAAAGAATTTGTCTAATTACAAAAAAACTAGAACCATTCCTAAATCGCAACAAAGATTTCCTAGAGGTTCTGCAAAAGCAGCAATTGCAACAATAAAACAACCGGGTCAAGGTAGGTACCCATTATCTAGCGTTTCATTAAATGACAAAGGGCGACGAAATGATAAGACATAGAAATTCAAGTTTAAATATTTGTAATTAATAATATATAAAAAATGGCAACAGTACTATTTATAAACAGAACTGATCTTGTTCGTAATTCAATTATGGACGGAAATGTAGATACAGATAAATTTATTTTCTTTATTTCTACGGCGCAAAAAATACATATTCAGGAGTATTTAGGTACAAAAATGTATGATGGATTAACGGCTGCAATAGTTGACGGAATAGATAAAGCAGCAAATGCTAGGTGGAAGCTATTATTAGACGATTACGTAGTAGATATGTTAATTTGGTTTACTCAGGTAGATTACCTTCCGTGGGCTTCTTATCAATTACGTAATGGAGGTATGATGAAACACCGATCTGAAAATGCAGAAACAGTTTCAAAAGAAGAAATTGATTTTCTAGTAGAAAAAGCTAGAACAAATGCAGAATGGTATTCTAGAAGATTTATCGATTTTATGGGTTTTAATCAAACTTTATACCCGGAATATACAAATAATATCAATGACGATATTTACCCTAGTTATGATGCAACTTTTAACGGTTGGGTATTATGATTTACAAACCAAAAGAAAAAACTTTAGAAAAGCTAAGGGCTTATTTGAAAAAAAAGAATAGCATTAATAAATCAATAAATAAAACAAAAAAATTAAAGAATGGCAACTCTATTTAATACTAAAATATCTGCTACTTACGAGGGCTTATTAAAAACCATTGACAATGCGGCTATTTCTGCAACGTTAAGGGAACTTACAGATGGTTCGGGAAATCAATCAGGTTTGTTTTTAAACACATCAGGGGACTTTAAAGTTACAAGTGTACTAGAATGGGGTTCGCTTAAAGATACAGGTACAGGGGTTACGATTACACAATTTGTAACTGCTGCAAATGGTATTGAAAACTTTAATAATGATACAACACTACCGACAAGTGCTGCGGTAAAATTATACGTAGACACTAAATTTGCTACATCAGATACTTTACAGGAAGTTTTATCTTTTGGAAACACAACAAGCGGAAATAATATTGTAGTTTCTGCAAGTGATGACATTACGTTTACTGATTCAAGCAAAGCGTTATTTGGAAGTAGTCAAGACTTAGAAATTAACCACAATGGAACGGATAGTTTTGTTACTGACTTAGGAACAGGTGATTTAAGATTAAGAAGCGATAATTCTGTAAAAATTCAAGCCTCAACAGGTGGTAACAATTTAGCTACATTTACAAAGGGTTCAGGTGTCGATTTATATTTTAATAATGCAAAGAAATTAGAAACTACAAATACAGGTATTTCAGTTACAGGAATAATATCAAATTTAACAAATCCAATTGATGCTCAAGATGCTGCAACAAAATCGTATGTAGATGCTTTAGATGCAGGAAGTGATTTGGATATAACAGATGGTACAACTACAGGTGATGTAAACTTAAACACTCAAACGTTAAGCATTTTAGGAACTACTAATGAAATAGAAACGGTAGTAAGTGGGCAAGGTGTAACGATAGGTTTACCAAGTTCAATAAGTACTGACTTAGTTGGTAATGTTACAGGAAACTTAACAGGAAATGTAACAGGCGATTTAACGGGGAATGTAACTTCAACTTCTGTTCTTGCTAATGGAGTTACAGCAACAACACAAGCATCAAATGATGACTCAACAAAAGTAGCAACAACTGCTTATGTAAAAGGCTTAGATAATGCTTCTGATTTAGATTTTAGCGGAGATAGTGGAAGTGGGGATGTTAATTTAAACACACAAACTTTAGCGGTAACAGGTACAACAAATCAAATAGAATCGACTGCATCTAATCAAGGGTTGAATTTAAAATTTCCAACCGCAGGAGTTACTTTACCGAATGGTTCTTTAGCTACTACACAATCGGCAGGAGATAATAGTACAAAAATTTCTACTACTCAATACGTAGATAGTTCTGCAGCTTTGTATTTACCTTTAGCAGGTGGAACAATGAGTGGAAACACTATCCATAATGATAACGTAAAGTCTGTTTATGGAACAGGTAGCGATGCTCAGGTTTATCACGATGGTTCTAATTTTTATGCAAATAATACAACAGGTCAATTAAATATAGACCAATCGGCAGTAACACAATCAATAGTATTTAAAGTATCAAATGCAAATGCTCTAGATACAACTGCATTGATAATCAATAGAGAAGGAGATTTAATTACAGGTAAAGATGTAACCATTGCAGGAGACCTAACAGTAAATGGAACGACTACAACGGTAAATTCACAGACTTTATCAGTAGATGACCCTCTTATATCACTTGCAATTAATAATGCCGCAAATAGCCTTGATATTGGTTATTACGGTAAATACAATGACGGTACTACAAGGTATTTAGGTTTATTCAATGATGCTTCAGATAGTAATAAATTCAAGTTATTTAGAGGTACAACAGTAGAACCTACAACGACAGTTAATATTGGCGGTGCAGGATATTTAGCAGCAGATTTAGTTGTAGCAGGATTAGAAGGAACTTCAGTAGTTTCAACAGGAAGTATAATTGCAGCATCAGGCAATAGTGGGCAAATTACATTATCTGCAAATTCAATAGGAAGTACTAATAATCTTGTTATTTCAACAGCAGGTGGAGGTTCTAATATTGAGATGTATAATACTGAAATGTATTTTGATGGGAATACACAATATTTTAGACCTGCAAATGCATCATCAACATATTTAACTCTTAATTCTACAAGTGCAACTTTTGCAGGAGATGTAACAATAGAAACAGGAATTGATTTAGAAAGCGGAACTTTAGTAATTAAAAATTCCACAGGCGATGCTAGTGGTTTAAAAATATTTCAAGATTCATCAGATGCTTCTAAAATATACAACAATTATAATGGAACACTACAATTAGGTACTAATAATGTCACAAGGTTAACCATAGATTCAACAAGTGCAACTTTTGCAGGAGATGTAATAGTTCAAGGGACAAGTGCAGCAGGGTATGTAAAATTATCAGGAGATGGGAATGGAGCAATTTATACCTCTAATGGAGATATGCAGTTTTTTACTAATAATTCTGCTTATGCTACTAAATTCTATTCAGCTAATAAGGGTTCTACGTTAGTAACAATTTTAGATAACGGAACTACAACTTTTGCAGGAAATGTAAATACAGGTAGATTATTTGTTGAGCAATCAGGAGCAGATATTATTGATATGACAAGAACAGGTGTTGGAACTTATAGGTTTGCAATATCAGGTAGTGATGCATTCAGTTTATTTGATGTTGGGGCAAATGCTGACAGGTTAACAATTGATACATCAGGAAACGCAACTTTTACAGGAGATGTAACGCTAACAGGAACAGGAGATAAAATCTTAGACATATATAGAGATGGTGGTTCAGGTCATTCAATAAGATTACATTCAGAGGGTGTTTCTTGGATTGATAATAATAATAATTTTGGTATTGGAACAGATAGTCCATTAGGTAAATTACAAGTTACTTTACCTGCTTATGATAACGAAGATACTAATTCTCAACAAGCAATTTTTGGAGTTGATAATGGAGGCGGACTTAGGATAGGGTATAATGAAACAAGCAACAAGGGTTATATAAATGTTTTAAAACCTGCGGTTGCTTGGGGGAGTTTAGTTTTACAGTCAGGCGGCGGTAAAGTAGGTGTTGGAACGACTACACCTACAGGTGATTTGAGCGTAGGTTCTACCACCACTTCATCAGGAGACATTCATTTACGCACATCTAAAACAACAGTAACACTTACTCCTAGCAACGTAGCAGGAGGCGGATTTAATATTGATACAGGGTTTGTATCAGGTGGTCAAGGACCGATGACTTTAAGTATAGGTGGTGCAGAAAGAATGCGTATTACTTCAGCAGGAAATTTGCAATTAAAGGGAACAACTCCAACGTTAGACTTTTTCAAAACATCGGCAGGAGATGTTTTAGCAAATATAAAAGTAGAAAGCGGAGCAGGTACGGGAGGTAAATTTACTATACAAACAAAAAGAAACGGAAATACCGCACTAGATGCTTTAGTAATTAATGAAAGCCAAACGGTAGGAATAGGTAGTACAGGTATTTATGCAGGTACTAATGCTTCTTTAAATTTACCGGGTATAGGTTTGGCTATTAAAAACGATTTAAACGGTAGTAGTAATAATTGGAGTTATATAACAAATACCGATACTGCAAGTTCAGCTAATTTAAATTTTCATACAGGTAATAATGCATCTGCTTTAACTTTATCTCATAGTGGCGATGCGACCTTTGGGAGTTCTGTGACAATAAATGGAGAGGGAGATACTTTAACTCTTTCAAAAAGTAATAATCTACCTGTACTTAGATTTAAAGGAGCAGGTACGGATGCAGCATTAATAGAAGGGGGTAATTTTTTAAATTTTTACGTAGGAGGAACAAGTAAATTTAAAATAGAATCATCGGGTGCTGTTAATATTGGATATATTGGTACGTTAGGTGGTTTTGGTACAGAAGATGTTTCAGGTATATTTTATAGTGGTGGAAACACAGGAGGTTATACCGCAATAAATAGTAATTCAAATAATGCTCCGTTATATTTAGCGAGAGGTGCAAGTACACCAACAGGTATTCTAATTAATATGGCTTCAAATGGAACAGGGGTTGGAAGTATTAGTATCACAGGTTCTGCAACAGCTTACAACACATCTTCTGATTATAGATTAAAAGAAGATTTACAAGACTTTGCAGGATTAGATATGGTTTCTAAAATACCTGTTTATGACTTTAAATGGAAAACAGATGAAAGCAGAACTTACGGAGTTATGGCTCACGAACTACAAGAAGTTTTACCTAATGCAGTTACAGGACAAAAAGATGCTGATGAAATGCAGTCTGTTGATTATTCTAAAATAGTTCCTTTGTTGATTAAATCAATACAAGAATTAACTGCTAAAATTGAAAGATTAGAAGCAAAATAAAATTTCGTACATTTACGATTAACTTAAAAACATTTAAAATGTCAAAGATTACTGAAGCAGAATTAAAAGGATTACAAGAACAAGAGCAAAAAAAGGGTGCAATTTTGCACGACTTGGGATTACTAGAAACTCAAAAGCATAGTTTAAATCACTATTATGTTGAATTAATGGTAGAGCAAGACAAATCTAAAAAGGAACTTGAAGAGACTTATGGAAAAGTAAACATAAATCTACAAGATGGTTCTTTTGAATTAATCAAAGAAGATGAAGAAAATAAGTAAATTTATTTCTTATAAGGAAGCAACTCACTCAAATTATGCCAAACAATTTGGTATAACAAACAAGCCTAAAACTGAACATATTGAAAATATGCAGGTATTAGCTGAAAAGGTTTTTGAGCCTTTAAGAGAGTGGGTTGGCGGCCCTATAAAGGTTAATTCAATGTTTCGTTCCGAAAAACTAAATACAGCCTTAAAAGGAAGCCACACCTCTAGCCATTTAGACGGTAAAGCTATAGATATTACATCTATGGACAAAAAGACTAATTTAGAGATGTTTCACTACATAAAAGACAATTTAGATTTTGATCAACTTATTTGGGAATATGGAGCAGCAAATCCAAAATGGATTCACGTTTCATATAATTCCGAAAAAGAAAATAGAAAAGAAATTTTAGTTATAAGAAAAAGAGGTGTTTATAGAATTTATAACGATTGCAAAACCTGCTAAAATGACAAACGATTATAAAACTTTATTCCTAAACGCAGGAACATTTGGACTCTCAATGACAAACATAGACGTATTTTTAAAAATAATTTTATTAAGTGTTTCAATTTTATACACTTGTCATAAATGGTATTTAATGAACGAAAATAAAAAAGAGTAATGCCTAAAAAAAAGTTTTCAGAAACTAAAGTAGGGAAATTTCTTACAAAGATGGGTTCTTCAATAGGTGAAATACTGCCCGAAAAAGGGTTTTTAGGTGTGCTTAGGCAATTAATAACTAAGGACCAACAACTTACACCTAAAGACAAAGAAACTGCCTTAAAACTCTTAGATATGGATATTTCAGAGATGGAACAAGTATCTAAAAGATGGAGTTCAGATATGGCTTCTGATAGTTGGCTAAGTAAAAACACACGACCTTTAACTTTAATATTTTTAACTGTTTCAATGGTTTTATTTGTATTATTAGATTCTATGATAGACTCTTTTATTGTAGAAAATGAATGGATTGAATTACTTAAAAGTCTTTTAATTACTGTTTATGTTGCTTATTTTGGCTCTAGAGGTGTAGAAAAATTTAAACATATTTCTGCTAAAAAATAGAATAAAGTACATATATCATTATTTTTATAAGTATTTTTAGATTTAATTTTAATTATATTCTTAGATTTAATTTTAAATGTATTCTTAGAATTACAAGTTCTTAAAAAGTTCAAAGTTATTATTTTTTTTTGGAATAAAAAAACCTTTTATAATAAAATATA